ACCGCGCTCAGTTCGCTGCACTGCTCGATGCGCCAGCGGCTGATCACCTCCTGCTCCGGATCGGCGTCACTGTTTCCGTTGACGAAGTTCACCGCATCCAGAAAACGGGCGTAAACCTTACGCCGGACCACCGTTCCGCCGACCAGACTCTGCAGATCTTCCGCCATCCCGGCGACCATACCGTACAGGTTAGAAACCGTCAGCGTGGGGCGCGTACTGGTGCCTTTGCCATTCAGTTCAAAACCACTCCCCTGAATGGGATACGGCTGATACTGTCGCCCCTGCCAGGTGACCGGCTCACCTTTTTCGTTCTGCTCATTACAGAAAAAATAACGTTCTCCACCGACCTCTGTCAGGTCGATTTCCCAGAGCACCACGCTGGCCGACTGCTCCGCACGGGTGCATTCATTCAGTGTTTCCTGCCGGATATCCTGCATCAGTTCACCACCTGTTCAAAATCGGCCGTTACAGTCACCCATAACGCCCCCACGCTTGCCGACCATTTACGACAAACCACCCTGATCGGTTTCCAGTCATAAGGTGGCGTCCACTGAAATGCGCGGACGCCACCGTGCCGTTCCAGAAAGGCTTTTAAAGGTGGGTGTTCACCTTTACGAACACGTATCGTCACGCTGTAAGTCGACAGCAGATTATTCAGTCCCGCCGGGCGACGCTGTTCATAACCATCACCCAGCTTCACTGCCACCACTTTTGGCTCTGATACCACATTCATATCCGGGCGCACCTTCCAGCGAAACGTCTCCATTACCGGTATGCTCCACTTAACCGGCCACCATCACGGGCCTGCTGTTGCATAAAGTCCGCGGCCGCTTTTTTCCCGAGGTCATAAACCACCTTCAGTGCTGCCGGACCTATCTGCCCGTTCGTGCCGTCGTTATTGATCCCGATGTTGTACTGCGGGGCAAACATCACCATGCCTGAACCACCAGTATCCGCCACAACCCCCAGCTTACCATCAGCACCGCGACGCAGTGGCAGAATGGCTTCAGGTCCCGCTTCCCCCATCACACCCGCTCCTTTTGCAAAAGCAAAAAACGTCGGACGGTTAACCACCGTGCCACTGTAGCGACTCAAATCAGCAGACTGGTAAACACCGCCATCAGCATTAGTCGTGAAGCCGAATAAAGAACCGACGCCCTTTACCGCCTGCATCATGGCCATCTGTGCCATAATTCTGGCCATATCTGACAACAGGGAAGAGGTGAAGGATTTAAAATTCAGCTTACCGGTGGTACAGAATGTCGCCAGTGCATTACCGGCACTGCTGAATGCCACTGTAAACATCTGTTCTGCCGTTCCCGCCGCATTATCCGCATCCGCCGTAAAATTCTGAAACGCCCGCATGGCACCGTTTTTCCAGTCGCCCTGCGCCACTTCCAGTTCCTGCCAGTAGCGTTTGTTTTCATTCAGTTGTCGCTTCAGGCTCCCCTTCAGCACCTCCTCAGCCCTCCGGTAGTCCTCCGTCCCGTAAGTGCCTTTCTGGCGACTGTCATTCTCAAGCTGTTGCAACTGTTGCCGGTATTCCTGCCGGATGCGCAACTGTGCCTGGTAGCGCTGCCGCTGCTTATCCCCCATACCTGCAGTGGCAATATCCAGATTGTGCTGCTCACGCAGTGCACGTTCTTTGTCTGCCAGCTGGCTGGTCAGCTGAACCGTTTTTTTTCTCAGGTCGTTAAGCGCTGTCTGTTTCTGCAGCTCCTGCTGTTTCACATCCAGCAGCGTCAGCGCCTGAATCAGCTCATTCTTACGGGCCAGCACACTCTTTTCATCTGCCGTCAGCTTTTTCCCGTCCAGGTCGCTGATGCGCTGCTGCAGGGCCAGAAGCTGTTTATGCGCTTCAGTCATCCTTTCAGTGGCAATGCCTGCTGACTGTCTGGCAGCAGCAATCTGCCCTTCCACCTGTGCCTGCTGCTGACTGTACTGCAGCAATAACCGGGTGGCCTCATCATTACGGGTTGCCCGTGTATTTTTCTTAATGGCTTTTTCGTAACGTTCATTTTCACGCTGTATCGCCGCATCCCTGACAGCCTGGTCGGCGTACTGCATGGCATTAATACGCGCAATTTCCCGCTGATGTCGTGCAGCTTCCGTTTCATTCATCCGGTTCAGCACGGCATTTTCAGCATTCCGGCGTTTCTGTTGCTCCTGGTAATTCCGTTCTGCCTGCGCTTTTGCATCCTGCAAATCCTTCCGGCGTTTTTTCTCCTGAAGATCGTTAAGACGCTGCTGATCGTACTCCACCTGTGTGGAGGCGTTTGTCCACGGATATTTTTTCGCGCGCTGAATTTTTTCCTGTAACGCATCAATCTGCGCATCCAGCGAGTCTTCACGACCAATATTCATGGCCGCATCCCAGAACTGCTTCCACCAGTCAGACAAGGTTTGCAGCGTACTACCCAGCGCATTGAGATTATTATCAATATCAGATGTGCGTTTACCGGTTTCCTCTGCCAGCGCAGACATGGCGATCCGGGCCGCATCACTGGACCGCCCCTGCTCCCCAAGGACGCGTATCTGCTCAAGCTGAGTGGCAGTCAAAAAATGCAGCGCATTGTCCAGCGCCTTCGCGGCATTTACAGGATCATCCTTCAGCCGCTTAAACTGATTTATGGTATCGCTGACCGACTGGCCAACCGATCGCTCCATCTGTGCGGCAGCTTTCGCCACCATACCAATATCGTTTCCATGAAATGCCCCACTGCCCACCACCTGTGCCAGCGCACCGGCTGCCGCATGTTGCGTGATACCATTCCCGGATATGGCCCGGCTGAGTTTCCACAACTGCCCGACAGTGACACCGGCATAATGTCCCGTCAGCGCCAGCTGACGGTTAAATTCCTCGCCCTCCTTCCGGCCGTCATGCCAGGCTTTACCCAGACCCAGGACCGCCGCGACAAGTCCGCCAATAACGCCGCCAGTCATCATGCCTTTCGGCGACATCAGTGCGCCTGTCCATACGGCACGGTTAGCCAGCGTTATCCCGGATCCCCTCAGCGCACCAAAATTGCCGCGCGCCATCTGACTGATTAACACCCCCAGCTCCCGCCGGGCTGCCGCACTTTTCAGCCCCAGCGAATGTGTGGCTTTTCCTGCCCGCTCCATTTTGCGGATATACACTTCTCCAGCACTGCTTACCCCCAGCTGAGCCGCCCTGGCGCGAAGCAACTCAGAAGACGACAGATTCTGGCGGGTTGCCTGCTCTTTAAGCTGGCGGATAAACGCCGCTTTCTGCCGGGTGGCCTGTTCCTCTGCCTGCGTCAGGGCACGGGTTTTCGCCGTGATCTCCGAAATCAGCGCCAGATAATCCTGCTGACCAACCCCGCCACTGTTTCTGGCCTGTCGGATCTGCTGCTGAATACGCTGTAATTCCTGAAGCCCCGCACCGGCCTGTTTCACACTGTCAATCTGGCGATAAAAGGCGGCAGCCGCTTTATCCTGCGCCTCCGCCAGTGCCCTGGCCTGCGCCTGTTCCTCGCGCATTTTCTGATTCAGGGCATCCACGCGCAGACGGGTTTGTTCCACCTCACGGGCCATGCGTTCATGAGCCCGTGCATTCTTCTCCACCGTCTGCGCATGGGCTGATGCTGCTGTTGCAGCCGAAGAAGCCGCATGCATTGTCTGCCGGGCCGCCTGAGTCTGACGCTCCATAAAACGCTGCATACGGGCAGAAGACCGTTCTGCATCACCGGCTGCACCATTCAGAAGGTTTTTGATACGGGGAATTTCATTTTTAAACTCTGCCGCATCAATCCCCAAATCAATGACCAGGTTGGCTATCTGGTCCATAACGCACACCTCCGGAAATACCTTCCCCAAGATGCATCAGTTCTTCGTCCGTTCGCTCCGGTATCCCGTTCTCTTCCGGTAAAAGGCTGAAATCAGCCACCGCAGCATCACTGCTGCCGGACACCATTCTCACGATCAATGCCTTCAGCGAGGCAAACTGCGCATCCATCCACACATCACTGAAGCTCTGCATCCGGAAATAATCGCCCCCTCACCAAGCTCAGTGGCCGACATTTCCGACAGCATCCGCCGCCAGTCTGCCCGCCGGAACTCCCGGGCAAGCCGCATGACAAACTGCATTTCCCGCGTCAGGACTTTTCCGGCGTCAGCGCCTCATGATCATCATCCCCGGCATTCTCAATGGTCCCCATACCGCTCAGCGACAGAACCCTCTCCGCCCCCGCGCCCAGCGCATCATACGACCATGTTGTCATAATGGATGCGCAAAGCGTCTCAACATCCTGAGACTGCTCAGCATTCCACAGTGAGCGGGAAAGCAGCCAGGCATTGATATCCATTCCCATACGCAGAAAAGCAATCTGTCGTTCAGCCTCCGGCAGTTCTCCCTCCTGTGCATCAAACTTTGCCGTTCGCTGCTGAACAAACGTCAGATATTCAATTCTCTGCAGCCCGTACAGCTCACTGAGCACCACGGACTGTTTTTCATAATTAAACGTATCCTGTTTCAGAAACATCATGTTCTCCGGATGCAAAAAGCCCCGGATAACCGGGGCAATGATGAGTATCGTCCTGTTATGGTGCGCTGACGGTCACCGCAGCCACTGCCACAAACTCTCCGTCAGAGGTCATGCCCACGATGCTGACACTGCCCTGCTTCACGCCTTTCACCGTGGCCACAAGCCCGCTCAGGGTCACCGAAGCAGTCTGAGGATCTGACGAATGCACACTGATCGCTTTGTCACTGGCCCCATCAGGTTTTACTGTAAAGGTCAGTGTGGTGGTTGCTCCCGCTTTGACACTGACAGATGCCGGTGCCACCGTCAGTCCGGTAACACCCACGGTTTCAGCGCCCTCCTCTGCCAGATACGGACGCCCCACACCGCTGATTTTTACAGTACGGGTCATCACCTCTTTTGAGGTAATGGTTTTACCCAGTGAACTCATCCAGCCACGGAAAACATCAACCGTACCGTTGGGGTATTTGATACGAAACGCGCAGACTTCACCGGAATCGAACAACTGAACCAGTTTTTTCTGCCCGCTGTCACCCGGACGCCAGGCCAGCGTCGCCAAAGTATCACCGACGGATTTCTGCCCCTGGGTTGTCGTTTTCCAGTCTGCATCTTCATCATCGAGATAAGTGTCATCTTCTGCATCAGCGGTCATTTCGCCAGGTTGCAGATCCTTCACCATCGCAAGACGCAGCCAGTCAGTGTCCGACAAAGGGTTCGCAAACGCATCGCCCTTGCCGGTGTACATCCAGAACGTCGTTCCCGCACCTTTCGTCTTTGCCAGTGGATTTGGTGGTAAGCGTCAACGGAGCACCGTATTGACGCTTACCCTGAAGACATCGGTAAGTTGTGACGGCTGACAGCACATCCGTACTCCACCGGGAAGGAAGAGCGTGACTGGCTCATTCGTGACGGGCTGTGGTACATCAGCATGCAGTGGTGGCGCAATATGAACGTAAGCGTACAGCCTGCCAGTCGTCCTCATCCGTCATTTTTCCGGTGTACTGCGCATCACTCAGCCACACCGCCACGGCGGGCAGTTCCTGCGCATCAATAAATGCCGGAAGCCCGTCAAAAAGCACGACATTCCCCCCGCATTCGCCCTTCAGGCTTGCCAGTACTGCCTGGCGGATTTGTGTGTGCCTGTTCATCCCAAATGTATCCTCAGTTGCTGTTTCAGGGCATACCCCAGCTGTTTCGGCATTTCCGCGGCAATGATGCGGTCGCGGGCATCCTCAAATGCCTGTGTCAGCGGTCCGGCCAGCGGAATTTTCACAACCTCCACGGGCAGACGATTTTTTCTGGGCCGCCCCTTACTGTCCTTTCCTGTTTCAAAACACGCTTCAGGAAGACGCCTGAGAACATGCCAGCGACCGTTCGCCAGCTGCTGGATAAACGCACCACGAAAAAAGTATTTCCCCACCTTCAGTCCGTCACCGGCACGCCGGCATGTTGTGCCAAGCTTAATGGCGGGCAGATTGCCCCGGTTAACACGGATACGGGCATACATTTTTCCTGCCGGACTGGCTTTAAATACCCGGACGCGCTGACGCACCAGTTTCAGGGGGCCCCCCTTCACCTGGTTATCTCCCGCAACGGTATTCCTGGCGACCTGCCGGGTGGCAACCGAGACAACTTTTGCAGCAACCCGGTTTACTGCCCATGCGCTGGCCTGCGGCACCATACGGGTATCAAGACTGTTCAGATTGCGGATGGCATTCTCAAGCACCCTCATAATATCCCCCTGCCCTTACGTTTCCTGCTCCTTCACGCCGCAACCGGATATAACTACATCCGCCGTCATCAGGAGTAATACGATCCACGCTGAAAGACTCCCGGCCAATCATCAGCGAATCATTGCGACACAGCTGTAAAATATCTGCCGTTTTCACAAACAGGGATGGTAAAGAGTCTTCAATACGCACACCGCCGGCTACCAGAGAAATACTTTCAGGATCGTCAAAAACGCCGGAAATCCGGTGTCCTTTTAACTGGCCTGATGTAATGACTGCAGTAATGCCCATATTGCGAATAATGGCCCTGTCTGCGAGATCAAGCGCGGCATCAAACAGATTATCGAAATCAGCCACAATCCCCCCTGCTACTGCATTTTTACCAGGTCATCTTTTACCAGACTGGTGGCCATGCCGGCAGGCACGCGAAACACCGTTTCCGGCAGAACCAGTTTCACTGGCTTATCCTGTGTGGCGTGAAGCGCGTCAATATGCAGCGTCGTCCGTGCCACCACCCTGACCAGCTCATCCGTATTCTGAATCATCCTCTCCGGCGGAACTGCCTCCCCGTTATTTTCCTGCCCGGTAAGCACACTTGCCTGGTTGTCAGTGCCATCCACACCACCAAGCTCCTCTTCCAGCTCTGCCACACGCTGTGCGATATCTGCCGCGCTTCCCGACATATCAGGCTCACGCCCCAGCAATTCTGACAGCTCTTTCAGACGTTTCAGATTCTCGTCTTTCTTTGCCATATTTCTTTCCGGTTCAGTAAAAAACGGGGGCATACTGCCCTAATGCCAGTCAGTTAA